GGGGGTTCGATTCCCTCAGCCCTCGCTTTTAAATTTTTATTATGGAAAACAAAGTACTTGAAAAAGTTGTTACAGAGCAACAAGAACTATCTCAAAGAATTGAGAGACTGCAAGCTTTTTTAGATAAAGTTCCGTCTATTAGTGAAAATCAGATTGAGCTTTTAAAAGTGCAACTTAATGCTATGGAGATATATAATCATATATTAATTCAACGAATTTTTGATCTTAAAAATAATGTGGCTAAAATCTAAAGTATTAATGGCTAAAACAGAATCTCCTGATGATGTTATCGAGGTAGATGTATGGATAAATGCTCATTATATTTCTTCTATTAGGAATTTTACTAATTTTTCTTCAGAAGAAAACAAAAAACCAAACTCAGTTATAACTCTTACAGATGGTGTAGATTATTTTGTATCTCAAACTCCTGAAGAAATATTTAAACTATTGGGATATGATTCTGAGGGAGGACTTCCTAATTCTCAATCTAATAATCCAACCGCTCCCCCCTTAAACACAAGTATGTAATATGTTAACTATACAACATTTAGTAGATTTCGGAAATTATCTTTTATCTGAAAAGCGTAATAGCATTACTACACAGAAAGATGTGGTAAATGATGCAGATCTCGCTAACTTCTTCCTGGCAAATAATATGGTGTATACACCAGATTCTAATGAATATAAAGGTTAGTATTAAATTTGAGCTGTGGCCTTACGAGCAGGAGTACTCTGTTACTATTCCTACAGAAGAATTTGATAAGATGGATACTTATGTAGATTCCATTACATCTAATTTAAAGATGTCTATACTTTCACACGTTAGGGCGCACCATCCAACTACATGGTACAAAAATTCACCATTAAATTTAGAACAGTTAAATAAATTAAAGAATGACGCCGATAAAACAAATAACATTTAACGAAGAGACAAGAGAGAAAATGCTTAAGGGAGTTGAGAAAATAGCTAAAGCTGTTGGATCTACTCTCGGACCTATGGGACGTAATGTAGTTATTGAAACTCCTTATGGCGCAACTACTGTAACTAAGGATGGAGTAACCGTTGCTAAGCATATAGAGCTTCAAGATCCTTTTGAGAATCTAGCGGTATCTATTCTTAAACAAGCAGCTTCTAAAACTGCTACATCTGCAGGAGATGGGACTACTACTTCTACTGTTATTGCTGCTGCTCTAGTTAAAAATGCACATAAGCTTATTTCATTAGGTACTCAACCCATTGAGATAAAGCGTGTCTTTGATGATCTTAGACACAAGACCCTTCTTTATTTAACCAAGAATTCCACTGAGGTGAGTAAAGAGGATATTCAAAAGATAGCAACTATTTCCGCTAATAATGATGAGGAGATAGGATCTATGATAAAAACTGCTTATGATTATGTAGGTAGACAAGGACTTATATCTTTAGGAGAGTCTAAAACTGGCACTACTTATTTAGATCTTCTTCCAGGTATAGCTATACAAAGAGGATATGCTTCCCCTTACTTTATTACTAATGCCGCTAAAGGAGAAGTAGAGCTTGAAAATCCATTAGTGTTTATTACTGATAACAAGCTTAGGCATACAGATGAAGTAATTCCAATTCTTGAGTATGCGGCATCAAAGCGCCGTCCCCTTCTTATTATTGCTGATGCAATAGATGGTCAGGCTCTTCAACTTTTGGTTATCAATAAGATTCAGCAGCGTATTAATGTTGCTGCAATAGAAGCACCTTCTTTTGGAGACAATCGTGCAGAGATTCTAAAAGATCTTTCTGCCCTTACTTCAGCTAAGATATTCTCTTCTTCTGATGCATCTAGAGCAACTCTAGATGTTTCTTCCTCCAACTTTGGATCTGTAGAAAAAGTCACTATTTCTAAGGATAAGACTGTATTTATTTCACCCACTTCAGATCCATCTGCTGTACAAGAAAGAGTTTCTTTCATTCGTAACAAGATGGAGCAAGACTCTGATAATCCTTATCTACTTCAGCAATATCAAAAAAGACTTGCTGATCTTACAGCTAAGGCAGCAATTATAAATGTTGGGGCTCCAACAGAAACAGAACTTAAGGAGATTAAAGATCGTGTAGAAGATGCTTTAAAAGCTACATCTGCTGCTGTTTCTGAAGGGTATCTTACAGGTGGAGGTACTGCCCTTCTTTGGGCTTCTGAGTCTCTCCCATCAGATACTGTTATACACCAAGCATTTAAAGATGCTTTAAAAGAACCACTTAAAGTGATTGCTTACAACGCAGGTAAAACTCCTGAAGTTATTTTGGAGCAAACACTAAATCTTAATGATCCCGATAAAGGATTTAATGCTTACCGACTTGAGTTTACTAATTTACGTGAAGCAGGAGTTATAGATCCTACTGAAGTAGTTTCTCAAGCCGTTAAGAATGCAGTTTCAGCTGCTAATATGATTATTCTTTCTGATACCGCGATGACTAATTTAGATAGGACGCCACCATATACACCACCGTCCCCTGATTATGCTTAAAAACACAGAATTTATCATAAAAGATATACCTCTGTACCATCCGTTATCAGTAGATTATAAGAATTTCTGGCGAGAACAGAAAAGACGTTGTATCGAAGGATATTGGGCTGGCGGGACATTTGTTCCCCCAGCCCTTTACTATTATATAAACTTTCATACAATAAGGCTAAATAAGACAAGACACTCCTCTGTTAAATCTTTTGGTCGCCCCTGACTTAGAGATGTTGAATATAAGTTTTTTAATTATTACACTGAAGCAAGAGGATTCTCAGGATTTTTAAATGATCACCACTATTCTTCTCACAGAATTCTACTTACTGATATTGATGATGATACATTAAGGAGTTATTATCCAAATACTATCTCTCCAATAACAAACGAGAGAAAGACATATATACCCGCAAGAAAAGCACTATTTCAAACTTATGAAACTCCGCTGGGGCCACCCTTATTTGAAAATGATTTACAAAATTTTATGTTATTGGGTTCTCGCGAGTCTGGTAAGTCATATTCTGTATCTGGTATTATCGGCCATAGCTTTTTGTTTGACGGAGCTACTTCTTATAATGAAGACATAATTCGTAACCCATCTCCTGCAGAAATACTTGTTGGAGCTGAGAAGTCAGATAAGTCTGCTGATCTTTTAAAGAAGGTGAGGGATGCTTTTGACTGGCTTCCTGGTAAACAGTCTCATTATGATAGAACTTATCCCGCCCCTTTTTCTAAAAGATATAGAGGTTCTTGAGATGTTAATAAAGAGATTGTAGCTGAATACAAGAAGAAAGAGAATGGTGCTTGGACTGTAGCCGGATCTAAATCTTCTGTAAAACATAGATCGTTTTCTTCTAATGCGTTTGCAGCTCAAGGTACTCGACCGCTTTTACTTGTACTTGAAGAAATTGGTATGTTCCACGGGCTTAAACAGGTTTACACAAATACTGTAGATAACCTTCGTAATGGTCTTAGGAAAACAGGGATGCTAATGATGATTGGTACAGGTGGTGACATGGAAAAAGGTACTATCGATGCGGCTGATATGTTTTACGAGCCCCAAAGATATGATATACTCCCCTTCGAAGATATATGGGAGCATAGAGGTCAGATAGGTTACTTTCTACCAGCTTACGAAGTTCTTAATGAGTTTAAAGATGAGTACGGTCAAACTAATGAGGAAGCTGCTAAAAAAGCACTCTTACAAGTTCGTAAGACTAAGGCTGGTGACTCTGGTGGATCTGAGGCTTTAAACAAAGAGATGCAGTATCGTCCTATTGTTCCCTCAGAAATGTTCCTTACCAAAACTGCTAATATATTCCCAACAGCAGAACTTAGGAGAAGACTATCTGAGTTACAGACTCAAAAGGCAGATGATCTATCTAATAAGGTTACTTTATTTTTTGATCCTTCAGCTAAGATATATAACGGTGTTAACTATGAAATAAATACAAAGCTCAATGCAATTACTAGATTTCCTTACGAAGGAGATGATGTAGAAGGAGCTGTAATTATACACGAGTTTCCAAAGTTAGTAGATGATCATGTGCCTGAAGGGGCGTATATTATAGGGTGTGACCCATATAAAGATGATTCTTCAACCGGAGCTTCTTTAGCTGCGATATATGTAATGAAGACTAATAAGTACCCATCAACAGTTGGTTACTCAGAAATTGTAGCTTCTTATATTGGTAGGCCCTACTTAGGTAAAAACCAAGTTAATGAGATTTTATATAAGTTGTCTTTATTTTATGGGAATGCTAAAATATACTTTGAGAATAACGTAGGAAACGTTAAAGATTACTTTGATAAAATAAGAAGACTTGATCTTCTAGCAAGACAACCTGTAACTATATTTAATAAGAAAGCTTCTTATGATACAGGTCCTCAAATAATTTATGGTTACCCCTTATCAAATGATAAAGTTAAATGGGAAGCCCTACAGTATGTACGCTCCTTTCTTTTAGATGAAAGAGGAGATAATAGAAGAAATCTTGATGTGCTCCCAGATATAGGATTACTTCAAGAGCTTATATCTTATAATTTAGATGGTAACTTTGACCGAGTCTCTTCTTTAATAGGTTGTGTTTTAGGTCTTGAAGAAATATCTAATATAAGTAGGAGAAAAGCTAATAACCAAAAAGAACTATCAGAATTCGATAAAGAATTTGATAGGTTATTTATAAACAATACCAGACTATTTAATGTACAACTTTCCCAAACAACGACTCCCTTATTCCCGTAAAGCTGCTAATAACTTTAAATGGGCTAAGGATGTGGTAGATTCTATACTATCTTTTTCTCCACAAGATGAAGGTGTGGTAAATAAGTATAATACAAACTACCAGAGAAAACTCTCAAATTATCAACTCTACAACAATCAGCTTAATCAGTTTGACTTTGAGCGCGAATGTAATCCACTAGGTTTAGATGTAGGTCAGTTTAAAGACGCTATTCAGCCCTATAACAAAACTTATAATAAAATACAGATTCTGCTTTCAGATGAATCTAAAAGACCATTTAACTTTCGTACTATTTTAGTA